ACCTGTCATTTTCTTTATAAAGTGCTTATTATAATCCGATACAAAGGCGTAATCAATATGTATGTTTACACTGCTGCCATTCATACTTAATGTAAAATTCGGAATAGTTGGTTTACTCTCATACGCCGATGGATACACAATATCATCTACCTGGTCATATCTTCTTAGAGTAGATTGAATAATACTAACATTAACATCTCCAGTTTCATTACCTAAATCGGCAATCATACTATTCAATCTTTTTTCTAATGCCTTAGCAACTTCTAAAAATCCGTTAGGCGATTGTTTTTCTACATTAACATCTCTAATTTTATACTTTACATACCTTGCAGAATTAGTAGCAAGAACAAAATGTAAATCAATAGTAGCTCTTAGTATAACTATTTCTCTTTCTACATTAGATAAATTATCTAAGCTATTTTTCTTACCACCAAATAATTGAACAAACGCAGAATTTACAACCCCTAATAATTCTTCCTCTGTCCATATATATTTAGAAGTGTCGAGTTTTGGTTTACCAACATCACCACTAACGGCAACTTTTTGTGTATAATACCCCAAACTGCTATCATACAGATATATAGTAGTTCCAACATCAGCACTAACAACATTTATAGTACTATTATCCCCCATCTTATCTCTAAGACGGGAGATAATTAAACTTTCAACAGCAGTCATTTATTACCTTTATTTAAATAACATATTTACCACGTCTCAAATGTGGCACAGCATATTCAGGATAAATTCTTTCTTCGCCTTTTTCCCCAGAAAATCTTTTTTTAATAATAAATAAATCAGTAAAAGAAGCAATAACCTGTACTTTAACCATTTTATCTTTTACTTCTTTTTGAACAACAGGAGTAACTTCTGGAACTGCAATACTTACATCACCACTATCAACAGAATCAACATCAATAACACTATCGGTTGTACTTACAACTTTATCATCAGCTTCTTGAGGACTATTATCGAACTTAGGTTCATTATTCTCCACAGGAACTTCAGGTTCTACTTCTTTATTAGTTTTTTTAGCCATTTTTTTTCTCCAAATTATTTTTTAAATTATAGAGTGTGAGAAACTCCCACACTCTAATACATTACTAATTACCCAGTAACAAGAATACAAATATTTGCATCAACAATAACACCGGCACCCATAATAGCGTACCAAGCAATTCCCCTACGTCTACCATAATTGGAAGTACCAGGGTCTTCTCTCAATTCAACAGGGGTTGCAATAGCCCATCCATAAGCTCTCTCACCAAAGAAAGCACATTTATAAACATCTGCACTCATAAGAACTGCACCACCAGTATCATAACCCTGAACTAATGTAGCATCATATCCAGGTTCGGTAGAAGCAACAGCACCATTAGGCACATTTGAAGTCTCAATAAACCTAACACCATTATATTCACCAACTTCACCCTTAAAAATCAACTCAGGAAAAGCGTACTGTCTAACACTAATCAAGTCAGCTTTCAAATACCTGGTTTGATGAGGATGAGCAAAACAAACATAATACTCACCATTTGCATCAGCCATTTTTAATGAATTACCAGTAGCTAATGTTTCGACAACACCATCAACTTCTGCTTTATTTAATGTATCAGTTGACAATATATCACTAATTAAAGTTCTTCCACCTGCAAATTTTACCTGCGTTCCACTGAACAAAGCATCTCTCAACATACTATCTGTTACAATAGCATAATCTCTACCTAACAATGTAGCAGCATTTTGCATTTCATCCATAAAGGATAGTGTCATAAATTTAGATGTTATACCAACAGCATTACCGTATTCATTAACAGTAATATTTACTGATGTAGCGGACATCTCCTTAGTTTCAATATCTCCAGTTTCAAGAACAATACCACCTCTAGTAAGGTTGGCATACTTTGAAAACGAAATCGTACCACCTCTTTGCACCTGTAAATCAGTACGAACAACGGCAAACTGGTCGTATCTCATAACAGGCATAGCAGAAAAAATTACATCATTAGTATGCACTGTTAATATATTAGCAGGAATACCGATATAATTTCCAGATGTAGCGGTGGCTGTATATTTATTAGCCATTTTATATCTCCATTATTTAATTAATTAAAACTTTAATCCATGCTCAGCATAAACCTGTTTAAGAATATTGTCTCTTTTTTTCGAGTAATCTCTTAAATCAGAGGTATTCTCAATCCTATTAACTGAAATAGGTTTAGGCTCAATAGGATTACCATCATTATCAATATCTGGCGTTGGTTCGGCTGGAAGATTTAATCGTTCTTTGATTCCGTTTTCTATTTTTTCATATTCAGCTTTCGCTTCAACAATGGATGCTTCTACTTCTTCTTTTGTGTTTCCCTTTACCATACCAGCAATAAGTTTCCCCTTTTCATCCATAATTCTTTTTGATATATAGGAGTTTATTCTTTCCTTTTCAATATCACTTTTTAATTTATTGGATGTACTAATAGCCTCAACAGCTTTATCTTCAATAATCTTCAGCTTCTCTAAAAGTAAGGCTTTCTCTTGTTCAATAGCACTTAATTCTGCGGATTTATCTCCATCAGTTTTTTCCTTTAAGGATTTAATAGTATCCGTTGCTTCTTTAACTTTAACCTTCAACTTATCAATTTCACTATATAATTGGTCTTTAGTTATTTTAGCACCTTTTTTTGTAGCTTCAATTACCAAATTATTAACCTCATCAAGACTATACTCCTTTTTATCTTTATTAATCAACTGAGGTAAGACTTTACTTACAACAGTATCTTCAATTTTTTTTATGTCATCATCTGAAAGAACACCTTTGTTTACGTTATCCCCCTCAACAACTGGTTTTTTTTCTCCAGGCTTGGCACCTATACTTTGTGGTTCACCACTTGTTGGTTCACTTGTTTGACCATCTTTTTTTTCTTTGCCTTCATTGTCTTCAGCCATTTTCTATTTCTCCTTAATATATTATAGTTAAATTTTTGTATAAATAATTTTGTATAAACTTACTTAAATTACCTTGAAGAATTACCTTTTAAACTATTTTTCTTAAAAGTATTTTTAGCATCTTCCATTAACTGTGCGTGTTTAACAGCAACAGTAGGAACTTTTGTTTTACCTACACCAGGTAAACTAACATTTTTAGGTCTACCAGCCTTATCAACAAAAGCAGAACCTTTACTAATAGTAGCCATTTTTTATCTCCTTTATAATTATTTATTAAATTACATTACAATAATAATATGTAACTGCCATTCATGTCAACATTAATCATAATTTTTGTTGGGCAGCTATAGAATTTTTCTCTCCAGTAACATCTGGATTTCCAAGCCCAGTTTTATTGGTAACAGTAACAGATTTACTTAACTTAGGATTTTTCTTCATTTCAGTTTCAATTTCTTTATCCATTAAATAAGATTCCGATTCACTCATACCTAATATACTTCTACCATGTCTAAGTGAATGTATGTTATTATTTATAGCAGCAATTTCACTGTCAAGGGCGATTTTTTCATCCCTTGGTAAAGGAGGAAACCACGTTATAAATGTTTCAAAAATTTCTTTAGGGATTCTACCAGAATAAAAAGCACTTAATGAGTCAAAATCTTCTCTATCACTAACACTCCTACTAAAAGGATAAGCAGATTTTTTTATTTTATCTGGAGCATCTCCATATTCTTCCTTCCATCTTTTTAATGCACTTCGTACAACTTTGTTTACAGAAATTGCATTTGTTAATATACCAAGTTTTATAGTCAAAGCATTTAATTCCAATAATTTTACACCGTACATAATCCTTTTCATTTCCATAGTTTCATATAACGGCATAAATTGAATAGCTAATGAAGAAGCAGAAGTATTTGAAATATGCTCAATTTTATTTGGAATATTTGCCTGGTCTAAAATAGATTCTCTTAATCTATTTATATGACTACTGGCTGCAACCAAATCACCATTCAATTCTAAATTAGTTATTTTAGCTTTTTCATTTGGAATAGACCATACTCTATTAGCTCCTCTTATCAAATCTCCAGCTTTACCACCAAGCAACACCGTAACAGGTGAAGCGTGGTAATCAATAACATCTTGTATATCCGTAATAGTTTTATCAAATAATAAATTTAAATCTACAATTTGGGATAAATCCGAAACACCATAATAACTATTTATAGAAGGAAAATTTTTAAAATGTGTAATTGGCAAATCAATCAAATCAAACCGTTCTGGTTCATAAAACTCTTCCTCAACAATTCTCGTTCTACTTCCAGCTTTATAATAATAACCTTCAAATCTACTTCCATATCTGGCAAATCCAAAATTTTCTTCTGAAACAACATCTTCAGCACCATAATACAAAAATCCAATTACCTTACCTCTATTAATAACAGGAAAAGATTTAGTACCATCCAGTATCTCATATTTAATATAAGGGTTTAACGTAATCTTATTTTGTGCAGTAAAAGCATTAACCCAAGTATCTCCAAATACTCCACCTTGAATCCCCAATTCTAACCCAAATAAATTATAATCTCTAACCCCACCTAGATTCAGTTTCCAGTTAGTTTGCAAAAATTTTTCGATTTCAGGAAAAGAAGATTCAATTAAAAACCCCTTATTCATTAAAAATGCAGTATGTTTATTAACAACCTTAAAACAATAATTTATTTGCAATTTTTGTTGTGTATCGGGATTAGCACTAAACCAATGGTTTCCATTATACATATCCCAATAGTATCTATATTTATTTATCCTACTACCGTGGTAACTCATTAAGTCGCTAAACAAAGACTTTTGTTCTTCAGCGGTTGCTTGCAATCCTTGTGCAAGCAAAAAATTTCTATTCCTAGGGTCATCCCCGCCAATTTTATAAATAAATTTTCTAAGTATATCTGACTTCGCCATAATCTATTCCCTATTTTGATTCCAAAAATTATTTTTATCATTACTCCTAATATTTCTATCTTCTGTTTTAAATATATTTAGCATTATTTCTTCTACCTCATCGGCACTATTTTCTCTTTCTGCTGCAACTACAGCCATCATTAAACTATCACCATAATCATCTTTTCCGCTTTCATCCAAATGTTTAACAACCATATAACCACCTTCATATTTCTTACTCATATTAGTAAGCTGGAAAACAAATTTTTGTTGCTTCCTCAATCTCTTTGCTGCGTCACTATTTGGAAACACAAGTCTTTCAGCTAAAAGCTCCCTATACAATAATGAGTACCCATAAGATTTATCTGGTCTGTTAAATACAAACGGAACAATAACTTTATCTGAATTACTATAATAAGCTTTAAATCTATCGTACATACTGGCACCTACACCAGTAGCATCTATAATTAAAGTAAACCACCTATAATTTTTCAAAAAATCTGTGATAATATAAAACTGTGTATCATAATCATCACCTGATAATTCAAGCCAATTTTTTATCTTCTTATTATGTCTAACCAAATGTGTTTCACCATCAATAACAATAGGGTTGTCATAATCAACTTCCAAGATAGTTACAACTGTACTGTCGTTAACTTTACCCAAATCAATCGAAACCACATGAGTATTAGTTTTGTCAAAATTTGTAACACCATAAGGTCGAGCAATTCGATTTATTAAAAAATCTTCAGTAATAAACATTCCTTTTTCTATAATCCAATATAAATCATAACTTAATCTAAATTCATCGGAATTTTTACCTAATTTAATTTCTTCTTTCTTAATGTATTTTTCGTAATCTTTATTGCACTTTATAACTTCGTGTCTATTAACGGAAAAATGACACCTAAGTTTATTACTCCTCTCTAAATCCTCTCTTTCATTCTGCCTGCAAATTGTATAAAAATAAACTTTTCTAATATACGGAGACCCAATATGAACCGTAGTACCATTAACGGAAGCTAACATAGGCGAAATAGATTTCTTTAATACTAAATCTGAAATTTCCTGTGTTTCATCAGTGCAAACTAAATGATGGGTATCACCCTCGATTGATACTCTCTTGTTGGCAGATTTTATTATTATTCTTGAACCCCTTGGTAACGCATTATAATATCTGCTCAACTTATTTGGAAAAGTCATACCAAAAGATGCGTCTGATAATATTGCCTTTGATTGTGAACTTGTTAAAGTCTCATTAATCTTCCTTCCTATAATAGCTGCCCTATCATAATCTGGACCGTATACACCACACAAAAATCCCCTCTCAAATTTAGATAACTTAGTAACCATACCTTTATTTCTAAACATTTCGGCAAGTAACGGAAGCATAATTGCACATGAAGGAATTATAGCACCCAATGTAGTAGATTTACCCGACTGCCTAACAAATTCTCCAGTTATTGTACTACCTAATCCAGCAACTAAATCGTATACAATTCTTTTGGCAAAAACTCTTTCGTATTTATAAAATGTTATTTGAGAAAGAGTTTCCGCAAAAGCTACAATAATATTAACAACACCATTTATACTAAATTCAATTCTATTAGTGTCTACTTTAGCTTTATCAAATAACTCATTATCACTAACTGTCTGTTTTTGCTCTGTTTTGTAATCAGTCGGTTCGTCAAAATTATTTTTATTCATAATATTTTTTTATTTTATAATAAAAATAACATAAAATACCGTGTTAAAGCAATACTCTAATCCCAATATAAATCCAATCTACTACTATTAGGGTAATTAACATCCAACCATTTACTACATTCTTTAAATAAAGAATCGGATACAATTTTTATGTTATCTTTATAATCATCTTCTTTTTGTTTTGGTACTTTAATTTCTTTGGTTTGAAACAAAATAGTATCCTCTGAATCTACAACATACCCAATAAGTGGACTTTCTTTATATTCAGCGGAATTTTTTGTTTTTATATCGAAAGGTATTTTGTGGTCAATTTTTACCCTATACCTGGGCATATAATTTATGTGTGAAGTAACAGTATCTCTGTGAACAGTTTTATCCTCATTTTTCTTAATATACTTATAAAATAATGCACCCCTTTTTCTATGTTTATCATCATATAAATAACACCAATTGTTTGTATCATCCATTACTTTCTTATACCATCCATCTGGAAATTTACATTTAAAAAAAACATCCACTTGCCCTCTTATCTTAAACCCCAAAAATTTTAAGAATTTCTTATGGTACTTATACACCATATTTTCTGGAGAACCAACAACAATTGGAATGTAATTTCGCCCCGCAAACAATTTAAGTAATTCAGCTTCTGTCAATTATTACTCAATCCTATATTTTTATTATCTTCTGGAAATATAATTTGTTCTGGAATAACCCTGCCAGGTACAAGAACACCCCATTCCCTTTTTATTATTTTAATTTCGCCAGCAACTACACCATAGGTATCTCTCCATACACTTAAATTACTATTTGTAGTTTCATTCGGCGATAAATTTTCTTTAAATACAACTTTTATAACACTTGAATCAACATTAAAATCAATACCCACAACACTCGGATTTCTATACTTACTTAAATCCAATGGTTTAATTAAATTCTTGCCCATTTTATAATCCTAAATAATTTCACAATTCAATAATAATTCTTTATGTGTTCAAATTCAACTACCTTATAAATGTAAATTCTTCTAAAGGCAAAAATACTTGCTGCTCATAATTTTTATATTTTGCAAGAAATCCCTTAGCAACGAGAACTTCTTTTAAAACAGCATACAATTTATTATTGTAAATAACCTGTATTTCTTCAACAGGATAGGATGATAAAAAATCAAAATTAAACCCAAACGCATTTTTCTTTTTTAGAATATGCTTATCTTTTCTAACAACTCTATACACCCTATTAACTTTGTCATACTGCCCAATTATTTTTTCCTTTTCTCCAACAGGAAGAATAACTAATCCCCTATTTGAAACATATACTTTACCCATATTTCACCCAATCATTTATAAAACAACTTTTAATAAAAACTTCAATCATACCGCACTCATAATTAATACGTGTATCTAAAATATCTCCTTTATCTATATTAACTTCTATTAAAACGCAATCTTTTTCTAAATAATCTTGTAATGCGTGTTGCTTATTTAAATACACAAACATTCCACCTGGAATATTTATTTCGCCACGTTCTAATTTAAACTGCGTATTTTTATTATTAACAGAAACAATCCCACTATTATAATTCAAAATTTTCCAACCAGTCATCTCTGTACCCATTTCACTTTTTATTCCATATATTTTTAATAAATTGTTCGTAATCCTCAACATCTGGAATTTTATCCGAAGACATTAATTTTTTACATAAAGCATCCCACTCTTTACCAATTCTGCTATCTCTAAAATAAACTGGAATCCACTCACCATTTGCTATGAATGGATGATATTACAAAGCTCTATTTTTTAACTTTTTTATTTTCATTTATCACTCCAATTATTTATTTCTTACCAACTCTTTGCACTTTTTCTTCATAAATTTTAAAAATATGTTCTTTATTATTTTTATAATAATCCACAGTACTTAAATAAGTTTGTTTATCCATTTCAATTCCTAAATAATCTCTATTATGATATTTACAAACAAAGGCACAACTACCACTCCCCATAAAAGGGTCTACAACAAAATCACCTTCATTGCTATACATTAGTATAACCCTTTCAACAAGTAAAAAAGGTTTCTGTGCTGAATGCCTTTGTTTATCCAACAAGCCATTCCATTGAGGTGAACTGTACATCCAAACATTACCAGTACCAGTCCATCTAACCCTTCTACCTGTACCTTCATCAATAAACCACCCTCTTGGTCTGCCATCTTTTACGTAAGGAGCAACAACATCTCTTAAAACTTCAATATGATTAAAAGCGTACTTATTACTTTTTGTGAAATGGATTATTTCCTCTCTAATTGATTTCAATTTTTTCTTAGAACCCCTGCCTTTCTGCCTTTTCCAAGTAGCCCAGTTATCAAAATGCACAATTCCACAATCTTCTAAAATATTTATCAACCCTCTTACAATCTTTTTATTTTTATTTGCAAATAAATTATCCTTTGCCATAAAAATAACCATAGCACCATTTTCTTTTAACTTCGGCAATAATAATTGAACCCATTTTTCTGTAAATGCAGTAAATTCAGACCTGCTCTTATCCCAACTTTTATAACCAATACCATACGGAGGGTCAACATAAAATAAATCCACACTATTATCGGGCAATTTTTTAACTCTATTAAAACAATCATTTAAACTAAATTTAATTTTACTCATACGTACCATCCATCGTATATTTAATTAACTCAACTAATTGTTTTGCTTTTACTTTATATGTGCCCAAATCAAGTTCCAAAATAATATATTCACCATCCTTTTTCATTGACAATAAAACCGATGTTGTAACAGTACCTTTTTTTATTTTAGCTATTTTTTCAATTAATACAGTCATACTCCACCCACAATAAATTTGCCGTTAATATCATAAGTAAAATCTGAATGCACCGTAATAAAAAATATTTCGCACCCCATTTTTTCCTCAATGTCTGCAACATTTAATTTTAAGTGCTCACTTATCCAATCTTTAAATGCACTTATAGTAAAAAAATCCGATGAATAAATAGTGAATTTGTCCACTAATAATTTTTGCCTGCCTTTGCCGCCCTTAGTTGGTAACTCTAACACTACATTAAAAATATCCAAACAGTCTTTTAAATACTGAACCAACATATACTCATTCTTTGAATTATTAATCTTACTATACTTATCTATAAGTAAATGTAGTTCTTCAATAATATTATCAAATCCATTTTTGGGTACTTCATCATTACTCAGTGTAATTTTATTAGTTCTAAAATCCGAAAGGTTACGCCCATCTTCTTCCATAATATTCTCCTTATAATTTTAATCTAATTCCATTGCTATTAAAATAATTTTTCTTATTGTTTCTTCAATTTTATGTACATCACCACTCTTAAAAGTGCTACCTACATAAAAATCTTCAAACCTATTCCGCAAATTTTTATATTTGTTTTCAAACACTTTATTACTAATTCTTAATGCTTGTGCTATTGTAATCAAGTGTCTCCCTTTATCATCAATATAATCATTATCAGCAACTTTTAAAAATTCTTCCTCAAACTGCATTTTAACTCCTTATAATACTTCCAAAATTTTACCCCAATGTTTTCAAAACTTTCTTTAACAACACAATGTTCATTAAAATCATCCCCAAAATAATACCCAAATGCACCTATAAATCTATTTGACTGCGGGCATTTAAGAATGTACAAACTAAAATCATCTAATAAACTAATGAGATGATTTTTTCTATCTATACCATCCTCTATAAAATCAATATGGAAATGCTTACCATTTTCAAAAGTTTCGCAAAATTTCATTATGTTCTTTTTAGTTATTTTAACTCCATTAGGAAATTGCTTATCAAACCATATAATTGCTCTTTTACAACAACCCCTTTCTTCTAATAACTTACGTGTTACTTTCATCTTACTACCTATTAAATTCCCTTATATTCCTTTATTTCTCTAGCTAGTTCTATCATCTTATTCAATACATACTCAATTAATAAATTAACAGCCACTCCCTTTACAATACTACCATCTTCAAAATTATCTAAAATGCTCCCAATTTCTTTCTGCATTTTTTTTATTTTTTCAATTTTTTGTTCCTTTGTTTTGTCAACCATATCATACCTCGTAATATTGTTTTATTATTCCCTATTTAGAATGCAAAGAGGCGAGGACAAATGACCAAGCATTTAACCCATCCTCAATTCAGTGCCAATTGTCTCTCATTTTTTATAATATAAAATCTTAATCAAATCCTTCCTGACAAGTGATAGCTTCTTATTTTTATACCAAAAGTAATATTCTATACCTTTAAGTTTAACTACATCTGGTTTATTATAGATTATAATACTATCGGCAATATGTGATTGCCATTCAATATTTGAATCATCATATCCTTTATCATAGCCTTTATTATAAAATTCAAATGATATATATATGAATAATAATACGTATATTATTGCACTAACCAATATTGTAAATATAGAATTCTTCATCTTATTTTCCTTTATAAGTTTTTCATTATTCGTTCATTTCATAATATTGTTTTATTAAACCTTCAAAATTTGCCGAAAAGTTTTCGGCTAATTCTCTTGTTTTAAATGCTAAAAATGAAAAATATACATAGCGGTCAATTATCTTAAGTTCTGCACCACGTCTAATAATACAATATTTAACTTCCGCACTTGAACCCCAATCTGGTTCCCATCCATCATTGTAAACGTACATCAACTGTGAAAGCTGGGCTTTTGCTAAAGAAGATATTGCTTCCTTTTTATATTTGAAAGTATTTCTACATATTCTAAAAGTTGATGCGGTAATTTCTTTAATTCTTGAAGATGGGGTTATATAATATCCTTTAACTACATTCAATTCTCCCCAACTTTTCGGTAAATCTTTTTTGCAAAATTGTTTTTTCAACATTTCAAAATTTTCATCCGAAATTTCAACTTCATTACCATCGATTATTATTCTTTTCATTTTACCTCCAATTTTATTTTCTGCCCAAAAACTAATTTGCTTGCTAACATTTTTCTATCTCCTCTATTCTTATCCTACTCGGATTCTTATTCCCCTCGAAATGAACAAGACAAAATTCGTTAACCCCGTGTCTATTGTACATTTCACCCACTACCGAATGTATTTTTCTTATGAACTTACCCCTTTTGGTAATCAACGTTGACGAATTTGAATTTAGGTAATGTTTGTAAGTCCATTTCACACAATCACCAGCTCTAAACGTTCTTTTTTCTTTCATATATTTTTTATATTTATTCATTTTTCCTCCGTTACCGACGATGAGCAAATTCGTTTAGCTAATTCATCATTACATACATTTTTAACTTTATTATATATTTCAAACATTTCATCAAATGTATACTTACCAATTTTAACAATTTCATCCTCGCTTAAATGTCTATATGGAATCAACATAGCATCTTCAATAGATGTCTCTCCTATGTCGGCATAATCTAATTTTGTTCCTATCCCTCCTTCTCTTGTCATACTTACCCAAATATATCTGTTTCCTAAACGAATGAGTTTATGTACATTTACATAAACTTTGTCTTCGTCACTGGCTACAAAACCAGTTATCCAATAAATTTGTTTTTTCATTTTATTTTACCTCCGTTGCTAATGATGAGTTAATTATTTCATTTTTCAATGATTTTCATATATAGCGGTGTTAGCTGCAATTAGCTAACCATTCTTTATATTTTGTCCAAACATTATTTATTTGATGCTTAGATTGCTCACTCTTATATCTCGGTAAATCTTTGTAATGATTGCAAATATTACAATAGTATAATTCTGGTACGTCTGAATTACATTTAGGACAACAGCCATACCAAAATAATCTCCGATAACCCCTCCATAATTTGTAATAATATATCATTTGTTAACCTCGTTAAATTATTAAATTGCCCGCTAACTGCATCTAACATTGGCTAAAACATTTCACGATTTCATAACCCTTTCCGTTGGCTATTTGCTAACATTGTTCCAAATCACTTATAGAAATATTATTTTTCTCTATTAAATCGGTTACCTCTTCCAACTTCTTTTTATATTCATATTCCTTAATCTTTATTTGTTCTAATGCTCTTTTATGTTCATCCCATATTTTATGATTAGGTTTGCAAGATTTGTGATAAAAATAAGCGTAGTCTGTTTCATTTCCTCTATGCTTAAAGTTGGTTCTAAGTTCTCTTAGATACGTCCCCTTAATTTTTTTATTACACTTATGACAAACTAAATTACTACTTTCTATGATTTTGCCAATATCATAAGTAGTTCTCCATCCATCTTCAAAAGACATAATTTTTCTCCTTGTTTTAGTTCCATTTCAATTATCTCGTATTAATCATCTTTGCAGATATATTTAACAACCATTTTCAAACATTCATTAACTCTATTTGCCCTATCTTTAATTTTGACCCTATAAGCCAAGTCCTTCGTTGTTTTTAGAACCATTTTATGGGCATTTTTTTCGCATTTTACTAATGCTTTTAGTTGTATGAAATGGTTTTCTGCTAAG